AAGTAACCGCCCCAGGCTCCAAACCAAGGCGGTTACTCCTGTAACCAACTGAGGGGCCAGCCGTCTGCCGGCAGCGCCCTTTCCATGCTCAGTATAACCGCCCGATTTCGTTTTGTCAAGGCTTGAGGGTCTGCCGGACCACCGTGCGGACCGTAACTGTCCCGTCCCTGTTCAGCGTCAGCTCCACCCGCAAACCTTTCTTCAGCGCAGCCTCAATGGCGCGGATTATATCCTCAGTCATAACTTAGTCTCCGGCAAAACATCTTTAAGCGGTCTGCCTTCAATCATCCAATGCTCCAGCAAGTCATCCACATTCTGAAAAGCAAGGTCTTGATCAGCAGGCCAATCATCACATCTGGCGTAGAACATATCATCTGGGCGGCAAATACTATACGTTTTTCCATGGTACAGAAAATAGGGCTCGTTGTAGCGAATGATATCCCTAAACTCTTCAACTGTCATCTAATCATCCCCCAAGATATCCCTATTCTCAAACCAAACCTTTTCTTCTAGCTCTTTTCCGGGCTGCACCGTCATGTGGCTTTCATCCCAGGTTATCTGATGCTGATGCTCTCCGTGTTGGCCAAATGGATGCCGTTTAGGAAATCCGTGATCGCCGCTATGTATCTGTAGGACCATCTTTCCATCTTCGTCATAAAATATTCGGTCAACCTGTCTACTCGGAAACTGCGTTTCTATCACCGCGTTCGGACGATAAATAGCTGGAATAGACCTGTGAATGGTCCATGTATCCGTCACCACAACGGTTCCGTCCTCATGATACCGCACTTTCCCGTACTTTGCAAGGAAATTTGCCTGCCGGTACTCCTCCAGCCACTTCTGGTACTTCTCATCCCCCGCCTGCTTATGCCGCAGGAAGGTCTGGAAGGACCGTGGGCACTTGTCGCCTAGGGTCACACGATAGCGCTCCCACTGGCGGTAATCGGCCAGCCATTTACGCCGCCCCTGCTCCTTCCGCCGGTACGCCTCAATCTGCTCCTGGGTCCGGGGATCCCGGTCGAAGGGGTTTTTCTCGGGGCTGGAGAAATCCTTGATTGCCTGAATTTCCTCCGGCGTACGCCCCGCATCGGTCCATGGAAGCAGCACATGCAGGCAGTTGGGGTGAATGTTCAGCCAGGTGTTGGCCAGCGTATCCGGCCCGGCCGCGTCCATCTTGCCGAACGCCGCCGCCAGGGGCGGAAAATCCGGGTCCGTGCCGCTTTTGGAATAAACCCGGCCCTCGTAGGGGGCGCAGAGGGGGCAGCTGGTGGCGTGGCTGCTGATTTGGTACAGGTCATGGCCCGGATCTGCGGTAAGGGCGGCCAGATTGGACGCCTGCCGCGACGTGGTGCGCAGGACCATGGCCCCGTAGGTGTGCAGGCTCCACTTGCGCCCCGCTTTATCGACAAAAGCCGTCACGCCGTCCCGGCGCAGGGCCTCCACAAAGCCCGGGAGCATCCTGTATGCCCCAGCCCCCTGAGCCTCCATCCGGGCCGTCCACTCCAGCCCCACGCGCCGGAGCGGGTCCGCCTCCGTCCGGCCCAGCAGCGCATTCTCCAGCCCTCGCAGGGCCGTCACGTTGGCCTCCGTGATTTCCCCCATCAGGTTCGTGACCAGCAGGTCTATCACGGCGTGCTGCTCCGCCGTCAGGACGGCGGCATTGGCGTACCCGGCCGCGTGCTTTTCCACAGTCTCCGGGATGCGCCGGGCCTCCGGATGGTTGACGTAAAACTCGTGTTCTATCATCAGCGGGACGTACTTCCAGGACTCGGTTTCCAGGCCGTACAGCGTCCGCTGGATGCGGTCCAGGGCGGCCTGGGCGTGGTAATCCACGTTCCCCGTGGAGCGCAGCCGCCCAATTTCATTGATGATGTCCGTCTCCGCTTGAAGAAACAGGGCGATCAGCTTTTCCTGCTCCTTGTTGGCGGGGCCCCGGTTCAGGGACGGCATTCAGTCCTCCTCGTCCTCAGCCAAAAGCTCCTCCTGGGTGACGCCGTGCAGGCCGGGTTTGATAAAATTCAGGAAATCCCAAAACGGAGCGTCCGGGTTGGCCGTACCGTAGTCGATAATTTCCTGTTCGATGTGGTCATCCTGCGCAGTTAATATGAGAAGGTCTACAGCCTCCTGAGTAACGATATCATTTTTCTGCGTGCCGCGACCAATGTACTGTTCCAGAAATTTTCTCAGCTTCTTCTCCACAGTCACTGCCTCCTACCTGATTTGCTTGATTCGCATCACGCTCATACCGCCATAGCCATCCGCTTTGACGGTGTATACCCTTTGACCGTCCCGAATTTGTCGGACTGCACCTTCCGGCAAATTCGGATACTGCGTTCCCAATGTCCCGCACAATCTGGAGTAGGTCTTTGGCTTGAGCTGAATCCCTTCATGATTCCGCTGCGGCGACGGCGCGTATTTGGTCTTTCCTATTTTACCACCGCCGCCGCCGGTGGTAAAGCGCCCGTTGCTGGGGTCGTGGTAGGGATTGTAGTCCACCGTCAGGCTGCCGGCGGTCTCCGTCTCAAACCCCAGCCCAATCAACGGATCCCGCAGGGCGGTCACGTCCTGGTAGGTCTTCCCCTCCGCCGCCTGGATCTCCTCGCCGCTGATGCTGCCGAACATCCCCGTCTCGTCGGAGAGGGCTTTCAGCTCCTTCATGGCGGTGTCCGCCCGCAGCAGCCCCGCCTGGAACATATCCCGCACGGCGGCGGCCTTCTGCCCGGCGATCTCCGCCGTCTCCCGGGCCGTTGGGGTCCACAGCGGCGGGAACTGAATTTCCAACCCCTTCGGGACCTCCCCCAGCGCGGACATGCACAGCACCGGGATCACCTGCTCCAGAATGGGCCGCAGCCGGGTCTCCCGCAGGGTGTCCACGTAGTCGTAGTAGGTTTTCATATCGCTCTCCCCGGTGGCGTTCAGCCCCGCCGGGGACCGCCCGAACAAACGGGTGACCGGAATGTGGGTCTTGGCCGACAGATTGAGCTGCACGCCCTCCACCACATGGTCAAACCCGGTAAAGCTGTACTGGGTGTTGTGAATCTGGTCCCCCCGGTTGACCAGCTGCATCCCGAAGTTGGAGCGCAGGACGCTCTGGGCCTGCATGGTGTTCCAGAACCGCCGCTGCTGCTGGCCGGATCCCACGGAAAAGAGCTGGTCCAGGTTGTCCACCTCCAGGGTGTCCGTGTTGGCCCGGAAGGTCAGCGCCCCCATGTTGTGCATTACGTTGTCGTACAGCACAATGTCGTCATAGACCGGCTCAATGTCCGATTCCCCCCAGTACAGCTCCGCCAGCTCTTCCAGGTAGGGCAGCACGCCGCCGGTAAACCGGACGACGCGGGAGTGGTGGACCCGGATGTGGATGCCGCTCTCCGCACTGTCGATGCGGTAGTATTCCGGCAGCATCCGCCCCCGCTGGAACACCAGCCGTTCCTCCGGGGCCACCCCCGTCCACCGGTCAAAAATCTGGATTCCCTCGAAGGCGCCGGGGAGCACCGCCTCCAGGTCCAGGGGCTCCTCCAGCCGCCCCTCCTGACCCCGCACGCGGATGAGGCCCGCCGCGCCGCCGTACAGGCTCCCGAACTGGAGTCCCAGGTCCAGGCTGTTTCTAAGGCCGGTTTCCCGCTCCGCCTGCCGGAGGACCTGCACACTGTCCGGCCCGGCGCCCCGGAGCTCGTACCACCGCCGGGTCATGTCGTTGGGCACGATGCTGACCACGCTGCGGCAGATCCCCGCGCTCCGGTACAGGGAGTTGAGCAGAGCGTAGTTGTCCGTCAAGCGGGTGAGGGGGTACTCCGTGGCCTCCAGCGGGGACTGGGAGCCATACCCCAGCCGGAACAGGGGATTGGAAAAGGCGTCCGCCGTCCGAACGGGCTCCGCCGCCGTGTTCCGGGGGGCGTTCTTTTTATGCTTGCTCAAGCTATCCCTCCTCCCCGTACCGCCATTTGGGCAGGCAGGTGTTGACGTAATAGCGCAGGGCGTCCGGCCCATGGTCCAACTGCTTTACCGGCCGCTCGGTCCCCAGGGAAGCGGCCTTGCCGTCCCAAACGTAGCTCTCCAGCTCTTCTATCAGCCCCTCGCATCGCCGGTGGACCCGCAGGACCCGCCGGGCAAACAGGGCGCTCACCCGCCGGATGCCGTCCCCCACGGCGGGGCAGAAGAACTGCGGGTCCTCCCCCATGAACGTCAGAAAATCGTCCGCATACTCCCCGTCCGTCTTTTGCCGGAAGGTTTTGCGGCTGTCCCACCGGTATTCGTTATCCACCCAAACCGTCTCCCCGTCGTCGTAGATATCCAGCAGCACCATGGGGTTGGCGGTGCCGTAGTCGCAGGCGATATACCGGGCGGAGCGGTAGGGCAGGCCCGGCGGCCGTTCCCCGGCGCCGTAGGCGTGGACCTCCGGGGTGAACATATCGTAAATCCGGCCGTCCCCCGCCGTCCATTCCCCGTCGATGTACCGGCGCTTAAAGACGCCCGCATACATAGAGCGGTACATGGCCTTGGTGTCTTCATCCAGGCCGGGGTTATCGTCCAGGCAGAAGTGCAGATGATCCGCGTTCTTCTCCGCCAGCTTCAGCAGCCATTCCTGCCGGAACCAGTGGCCTGGGACGTCCGGGTTGCAGTTGAACCAGAGCTTGGCCCCCTTCACCGAACACCGAGCCAGGGCCTGCTCTACAAAGCTGCGGGGCATTAAGGCCACCTCATCCAGCAGCACCCCCGCCAGCGTCATGCCCTGGATGAGCATATAGCTGCTCTCGTCCCGTCCGCCGAACACATAGAACTGGTTGCGCTTCTGCCCTCTTGTCACCGTCACCACATGGTTGGACCGGCTGTAGTCCAGCGCAAAGCCGTTCTGCTTCAGGTACTCCACGCCCAGCAGCGGCTGGATGATATTGCGCTCCGCGCTCCCGACGGTCTTTCCGCACAGGGCGAAGCTCCGCTCGTGAAAGGCTCCCATTGCCCACAGGACAAACGACAGCGACATGATGGAGGTCTTGCCGGAGCGAATGGCCCCGTCGCAGATCAGCGCCCGCTTTCCCCGGTACGGCCACCGCAGAATTTCAATCTGTTTTGGCGATAGCATCCATGGCCTCCTTCAGGCTCTTGGTGATGGGGTCGTCCTCCGGCGCCGCCGGCATGGCCTCCGCCTTCGCGCCATAGCCGTACTTGCCCATCCAGAGGGCCGACAGGCGGGTGTCGATGATCCCCAGCTCGAATGCCCGCCCACACGCAGAAGCCCTCAATGGTGCAGGTGACGGAACGCTTGAGCTCCTTGCTGACAAATTCCGAGTTTTTGGCGCTGAAATCATGGGTCAGCACGGACTGATTATTGCACCATGCCTTATATGCCTCCCACGCCTCCGCCAGCGCTTTGGCCGTTTTGAATTTCCGGGGCCGCCCCATGGATTCACCGCCTTTCTCATGGCTTTTCCAAAAGCATACCACAAATTTTGAGGGACCGTCCCCCTCTGAGGGGGACGCCGTCAAAAAATTTTACCGGCCAAGTATGTAATAGACGGATACATCGAAGTAATCCGAAAGCGCAACCAAAACCTTCATCGAGGGCTCCCGTTCCCCCCGCTCATACTTTCCGATCATATTCTTGATCAGCCCGCAGCACTCGCCCAGCGCTTTTCGGCTCACCCTCTTACGCTCGCGCAGCTTTTGCAGCCTGTGCGGGAAATCGTCCGCTTCTCTCATTTCAGAATAATCCCCGCCTCCTCTTCCAGCGTCTTCACAAGGTCCTGCACGTTGACATATCCCTGAGATATCCCATCGGCTAAAGCCTCGGCTTCCGCCCATACGCGTTGTAGCCGTTTTACCCCATACCCTTCTTTGTCCCGCATAACTGTGAAGAATATCGCCCAAACCGTTTCCATTGCAAAGCTCTGGGCCTGCCGTGTTGCCCGCTCCACATCGGCGGCAGTGGCTGGTCTGCGGCGTGGGTTGATTTTCTTTTGTGACATTAGCGCTTACCAAACGCACAACCGTCGCTGAGTAAGGGGTTGTCCGCCCGTCTGCCGCCGGCCATGCGGCTCTTGTTCGACTGAAGTTTTTCCCGCTTTCTCCACGCGCTTACCGTTGACTGTGCAGCCCCGACCGCTTCCGCGATTTCCGCGTCCAGCTTTCCGGCCTGGTACAGCGCAAACGCTTTCTCTGTGTCCCAGGTATGCCGGACGCGTGCAGCCGCGCCCGATTTTCCTTTCTGGCATTGTTTTACCGTACATTCTGCGCCGCCCTGACACGGCCTCATTTTCCCGCGAATCAAAAGATAATCGCAGCAGATATCGCTCCCCAGATATCCCGCATAGATGCAGCCCCTGCATGTAACTGCCATACAGATCTCGTCCTTTCTGTCAGTTTAAAATCCGGCCAGTCTAGCCTGGTCCGGCACGGGCTCCTGAACCTCCCGAACATTCACCAGCCTGACGTCGCCCCAGCGCTCCAGAAGCATGGCCAGCGCCTCTTTGATGCCGGAAATATGCGCAGCGCCGCAATCCGCCTGAAACGTCAATATCAGCATATTCAGTCCCCCTCCCAGTGAGGGCACTTGTCCTCCGGGTTCATAAAATCTGCCCGGTACTCGCTGTCCCCGTTGCAACAGACCCCTTGGAACGATTCGTACCAACGGCACCGCCCACAGGCCGGCTTTTCAATCTGCTCCAGGCAGATGTAGAGCCCCGGCACCTCGGCCCAAAACTTTTCGCATATCTCTGAGGCTACCTGCGCATCGTCCTTCCAGAACCCCACAGCGGTCATGCAGTCCTTCAGCAGCTTGTTCAGGTTATCCGTGTCCGGCTTG